AATTTCAAGCGAAAGAAACAATTGATATACCAACTGAAATTTATGATGAAATTAAACAAGAAATTAAAAAATTAAGATTAGATAACGATAGTATCAATCATAAAGTAATGAGAGATATTCTCAAAAAGTTAGGTCATAATAAATATTATGAACATATTACTCATATAATATGTTTCTTAACAAGCAAATTACCAATTACAATTACCCGTGAAGCGGAACATAAAATAGATATGATGTTTGAAGAAATTCAAGAACCTTTTGAAATCTTTAAACCTAAAAATAGAAAGAGTTGTTTAAATTATAATTATCTAATGCATAAATTCTTTGAATTATTAGAATTAGATGATTATCTTATTTATTTTCCCTTACTTAAAAATAGAGAAAAACTCCAAGAAGTTGATGCAACATGGAAACAAATCTGTGATTACCTAAATTGGCAGTACTTTCCTAGTACATAATCATAATTTAATAAAAAATGAAAAACTTTATTTATATTCATAAACGATTATAAATAAATTAATAAAATGTCCAAAATAATAAATGACAGAATAGAAAAATACATAATCCATAAGACATTTATATTAGTAGAACGAGTATATCTTGCAATCATAGATAAAATATATGATGCAGAACATAATGATACTTTTGAAATAGATAATGAGAATAATATTTATATAACATATTCTTCAAAACGTGATGAATCTATTATTGAAGATGCAAATGAATATATTATTAAAAAAATTAAGAAAAAATATAGAAAAAAATTAGAAATAAAATTAGAAGAAGAAGGTTATTATGTAGAATTTGATGATGATGATAAGACTGATATTTCAGTTTATTTCGATGAAACTTTAAATACAGATAATGATTCATCATCCAGCGTTGATTCAAACGAGTTTAATAAAAAGGAATATACATCAATTATATTTGCCGATAGTGATCAAAATATAAATAAATCATCGAAAGTGAGTGAATATCCTAATATAAATAAACTGAATATATCAACTCCCTCTATAATTATCCCAGAGGTGGATGCATGCGAATATTCAGAATCAGAATAAATTATTCATGGGACGGCATTAATGTATTTGTAGTCCAATTTATACCATCATAGACTTTGGTCTGACCAATATAATTAAAGTTATCTTGTTCTGACCAAGGTCCTGCATTATTATTTATTTTAGTCATACATGTTGCAACACAACCTGGTTTTAATGTAGTATTCTTGCATCCGTTTGTTAATATGCATGTGTCATTAGTAACTAATTTATTATCTTCTGCAGTAATAGGTGAAGGATTTTTTCTCCATAAATCATAACCTATTTGTGATAATATATATTTATCTGATATTTGATTTGGTTTTTCCGCAACAACGCAATATGCATCCGGTCCAATTGCAACACAATTATTTGGAATATTTAGATCTTTTATAGAATTATTATTAGACATAGTATATATTAATAAAAAATTGATAAAAAAGATTAAATTTATGAATTAATTATATTTTCTATCTTATATTGTATATCTTTAATTATATTATTCCACCATAATAGAATTTCAGTTTGTTTATCAATTAATTCATTTTTGTTATTTAATAAATAATTACATTTAATAATTGCATCTGGCCATGATTTTTCATAAATAAAAGGTGGTAAATTATTATTATAATTAAATGTAATATTAATTTCATCCATATCACCAACAACAATTGGTATTGCACCGGATAAAGATGCTTCATATAATCGTAAACAATCTAATGTTACATTCCCTCTACCATTTGGTACAAAAATAGAATTATTATATATATTAAACATATTTTGTGGATCTGTTCTATCACAGAAATATGATTTAAAATTATTTTTAAATAAATTTATTAATTCAAGTCTATCTTGTTTAATATTACCAATAAATGACCATATATATTTTCGATCATTTATTGATTTAATATCATTACGATTTATACTAGATAAATTATTTGTATTTGATAACATTTTTTGCATATAACCTAGAGGTATTTGATATATATTATTATAATTATCATAACCAAAATGATTATATTCTCTTAATAAAAGTTGTGTTTTATTGGCCAATGTATTATATTCTTTTTTATTTCCAACTTCATCGGATAAATGGATAATAATTAATGGTTTCAATTTATTTACAATATTATTTATATCATTATATTCTACCTCATTTGATGAAAAAATTAGAATATTATTATTTATTAAATCATAATTCTTACTTAAAAAAGTATCATCTATTTTTGCAATATCATCTATGTAAATAGTATCCATATTTTTACATATATCGTATTTAATATAATCTAATTCCCAATTTGTAGTATGATAACAAATATATATTATTTTTGTTTTTATATTATATTTTTCATAAGATAATCTTGAATTCATATAATAAATTATAATTAATAATAATGTTATGTATATATATTTCATATAATATTATTTGATTTTATTAAATTTTTCTATATTTAATTTTCTATTTTTTCAAAAAATTTATTTTTATTTTTGAATCTCTCTCTCTCTGCTTTTTTAATTTTTATATTTTATATATTTTTTTACAATTAGAATTATATATTTTTATATTATTTTATTATTATATTCTATATATCTTTATTTTTTTTCTGTATTAAGGGGGAATAAAAAATATATAATTATAAATATATATGGAATATATAAATAATAAAATAAATTGTTACCAAAAATGGTATAAAATAAAATGCCATGTGCTCATCATTTTTTCTGATTTTTCCGATGAATTTGTGGCATTTTGGCAAATTTATGGCATTTCTAATCATTTTTTTCCGATGAATCCGATGAATTTATGGCATTTTTTTGGCATATTTTTTATGATTGAAATTAATTAGAAAAATATTATAATTAATATTAATTTTTTATATTGAAAAATTTAAAAATTTGTGGCATTTTTATGGCAAAAAAATCAAAAAAATGATTAATTTATGGCAAATATTTAAATATATCACATATATATAAATAATTAAAATTATATATTGATAATAATAATGAAATATATTTGTAATAAATGCAATAAAATATTTAATAAAAAATATAATTATACAAAACATTTACAAAGAATAAATTCATGTAATGATAATGATTATACAAATAATGAAAATAATGAAAATAATGAAAATAATGAAAATAATGAAAATAAATTAATAGAAAATAGTTATGTTGAATCTCCAATTATTAATAATGAATGTCCGTATTGTTTTAAAAAATTTTTTCAAAAAAGTAATGTAAAAATACACATAAATAATAAAAGTTGTAAAATTATGAAACAAAAAAATACTATTATTACAAATGAACAAATTATGGAAAAATTAAAAGAATTATTATTACAAAATCAAAAAATACAAGAAGAACATCAAAAAAATATGGATGAATTAAAAGAATTAACTGAATCTAATAAAAATATTACAATCACCAACAACACCACCAATAACAACGTCAACATTAACATCTTCTCTGCAGGCAAAGAAGATCTATCACGATTGACTCAAGAAGAAATAATAAAAATATGTACATCAGGAACATATTATCCATTAGTAGCGGCGGAAATTATTCATTGTAATAAAAATTATCCTGAATTTCAAAATTTCTTAATATCCAATCTAAGAAGTACAACAGGTCTTGTTTTAATCAATGATAATTGGATAAGTAAACCACAAGAAGAAATTTTGTCGAATATATTACAGGTAGATAAAAAACATGTTTCAACATTAATAAAAGATCTTAAAGTTGATGACAAATTACAAATAAAATTAGAATCAACAAAAGATGAAATTAATAATAATGAAAGTAAAGAGCATTTAAAATCAAAAATTAAATCAAAATTATACAATGCATCTAAAATGATTAATAAAAATAAGAAAGATAGTTTATTAAAGAATAAATTATTATAAAATTATAAAGATTAAAATAATATGATACTATATGAAGGGTGATTTAAAATTAGAGATTAGAGGAAATGTTGATTTTCTTAATGAATTTCCACAAATTTCATTTTTTGATATAATGTACAAACGTCATACTAACTTCGCCACAGAAATGATTTACCTTCCAATGTCAGGTTCATTAGAATTTGGAGAAACATTAACATGTATCTTACCTAAAAATGGAGATTTAATTCATAAAATGTATTTTGCAGTAACTTTATCTGGTGTGAGTATACCTAGAATTTCTACTGATATAATATCTGGTATTTCTAGAAGTGATGCTCAAACAACATATACTGCATTTTTAAATTTTTTAAATATATTATATCCAACTTATAGAAAAATTATAGATGAACAAACAAATATAAATTTTAATATCTCAGATATAATTGCAATATTAGACTCATTATCTACGTCAAAATCATATTCAGATATTCAAGGTACTGGTATATATTATAGTATGTTTGGTCCACATTTTGATTACATTTTAGAATATAATACATTAACAAATAAAACAGATGCTTTTGATCCTGTTACTGGTAAAGTATCATTAAGCATATTTAATTCTTTTACATCATTAACAAAATACTATGATAATTTATTATATAATGCAACCAAAGAATTTGGAACAAAAACAAATTATTATTTTGGATGGAAAGAAAAATTAGGACATCTTTTAATGAATCAAATTGAATTAGAAATAGGTGGACAAAAAATAGATAGACAATATACAGATTGGTTTAATATATGGGCAGAATTAACTTTAACTACTGATATTTTACCAACCTATAATAAAATGATAGGTAATATTGATATATTAACAACCTATAATGATATTGCAAAACCTCAATATCAATTATTAATACCATTACAATTTTTCTTTAATAGATATTTAGAATGTGCATTACCTATTATATTTTTTAGATATCATGAAGTTAAAATATCTATTCGATTAAATGATTTATATAATATTGCAAATATAGATCCATTAATAAGTAATAGTAATATAAATATAGATAATTATGTAAGTATAGTTGATGCAAGATTATTAACTGAATATATATATTTAGATCAAGATGAACGAGTAAAATTTGCTACATATGCGCATGAATATTTAATTGATTATGTTCAAGAATATACTACAGATATTATAAGTCAAACTCAAACAATAAACTATGATTTTTTTAATTCAGTAAAATCATTATATTTTTTTGTAAAAAGTGATCAATCATTAAATTATAATAATTATTCATATATTACAAATATTATTGTAGAAGGCACTATTACAAATAGAACAATAAATACAAATATAGTCCCAATATTTATTTTAAATAGTGCATTTATAGATCAATTAACGATTGATTCAACAATGATTGGAAAAAATATTACATTTTCTAATACAAAATTTTATAATGAAACATATAAAATTGTTGCAATAAATAATAACGAATTTCAATTTGATGGTGTATATGAAGGAGAAGATACTGCAATATTAACAATATATTATACAGGACCATTAAATACATTTGAATTATTATTTGAATCATATCCTAGACAAAAATCATTAGATGGTAATTTTATAAATACTGTTGAACCTTATAAACATCATACATCAATTCCAGGTGATGGTATTTATATGTATTCTTATTCTATTAATCCAGAAGAATATCAACCGTCTGGATCATGTAATTATTCTGCAATGAGATATAAATCAATGACATTATCATTTACAGATACATTTTGGAATTATGCGAGTAATTATAATCTTAATACTGATATTAATAAAGCACGTTTAACTATTTATGGATTAACATATAATATATTAAGATTAGCAAATGGAATGGGAGCATTATATTTTAGTTCATAAATTTATAATAATAATTTAAACAAATTATTATTATAATTATAAGAGTAATTAATATGGGAGGAGGTATATTACAAATAGCTGCAAATACTTCAAATGATTCTCTATTTAATGATCAAAATTATACATTTTTTATATCAATGTACCATAGATATACACCATTTTCAATAGAAAATAGTATTTTAAATTTAACAAGTTTAAGTGATTTTGGAAAAAAGATAGAAACTGTAATACCAAAAATTGGTGATTTATTAACTGATCTTATGTTAGTTATTGATTTACCAGAAATATCAGGAGAATATATTTTTACAAATAGAGAAGATTATTTAGCATCATTACAAAATCAATATTCATTTACATCAATGAATGACATACAACAATATAATGAAAATTTATATAAATTATCATTAGGATCAAGCGTTCAAGCATATTTGGTTAGAGATAGTGTATTAGGTCAATATCAATTAGTGCTTCCATTATTAGATGCAACAATGTTTTTAATAAAAGGACAAAAACAAAAATATTCTCTTACTAAATTTTTACAAAATAATTCACAATTTTTTGATAATCAATATAAATTACATACAATTAAAGATTTAGTTTATGGTGTTAAAACCAATACAATTAATATAGATTATTTAAATTATTCATTTCAAGATAAAGAATTTTATTTTTTTATTGCAAATTTATTAAATATCAAAACAATTAATCCTAATTTAAATATAGTATATTTTGATAAATGGCAGGTAATATACAAAGATACAATAAAAAAATATATTTTAAAAAGACCTGAAATTGTTGCAATGAATACTTTTATTGAAAATATGAATACACAAATTTCAAATTCAACAAAAATAAATAATTATGTATTTGATTATGAAAGTATTTTTACTATAAATCCATTAGATTATCAATATGAAATAGTATTACCAATTTCATTTGATACAAATTATTTTTTAACGTTTTTACCATATGAAAATATTAATAATAATAAAAATAACTTATATGATTATACATCATCCTTTTTTTCAATATTCAACCGAAATTACATTATAGTAAAAAGAAATAATAATATCATTGGTGCATTAACAATTAAATCTGTTAAAGATACATCTCCTATAAGATTAACTGTTGAACCCTTTAGACATTATTTAGTAAATAATACAATAAGTGCAAATTCCCAAACATTATATATTTATTATGGAATAACAACAAAACAAGTTGAACCAATTAATTTTGCGACAATATCATCAATTAAGAATAATATTAATAATTATACAGAATTTTTAATAGATAGATTAATAGATGTTAAAATAAATGATATTATAATTGTTGGTATTAATCCAGCAAATATAACACCAATAAATAATTATAATATGTTATATGGTATTTTTAAGATTATAAATCATGAATCATATATATTAACTGTTTCTCCAATAGAAATTGATCAATTATTATTATCAGATACCTTATTAATAAATACAAATACTAATATAACAACAAATACAATATTTACAAATTATAATTCATCATTTGGATCAACATTTAACAATACAAATGATTTTGTAAATATAATAAAAAATGATATTTATACTGATGTAACAATATCTTCCATTATTGATACAGATATTAAATCAATATCTGAAAAGATAATGAGAGAAATTGTATTCTCGGATGATTTTACACTAACATCATCTTCTGTTAATGATTTAACTACAACAACACAAAATTATATTTATGATAGTTATGATGTATTATATAATTATTTATCTAAAATTTATAATAAAACAATTATAAAATCATCAACAAATCAAGATTTTTTAAATAATATTTATTTTAAAATTAAATATATTAATACAAACGGATTATATTCTTTTTTTGGTACAGGTGATACTACATTTATAAACACAGATAATGGTATATTTAGATATCAAGAATATATTATAAAAACAATTAATACTCATGTAACAAATGATGGTCAATATATTGATAAATTATCATATATTAATTTTTTAACAACTCATATATTAGATAATTATCAAATATTAGCAAATGATTATATTAATCAATGGTCAATATCAATATTAAATCTTAGTAATAATTTGAGTGATAATTTTATAAAAATATTAAATTATTTACAATATAATAATCAAAATGGACGGAAAACAATCTTATCATTTGTAACATCATTAATACCAATTCAAAAAACAGATTTAACACAATTATCTTTTAATTATTATAAACAAGATGTTAATAATACTAATATTTCTGATTATTATTTTGTATCTAATGTAATACCAATTAATTTACTTATTACATTTTCAGAAAATACAATCTCATTTGATCAAACATCATTTATTTTAGAAATTCAAGATTCATTTAATTTAGAGTATATTGATTTTAATAACGCATATTTTGAATATACAACATCTACTACATCTGGTATAATAACAATATCCAGTTTATCATCATTTTTAGATAATTATTCTAATGATTTAATTCCAATTATTAATAGTGTTACACCAATTACAACTCAATTATATGGTAATAATATATTACTTGATTATATTAATATTCAACATGAATCAATATTTGGATATATGAAAAATTATGAATTAAGTAGAAAATTAATAAGCAGAATTGGTGGTACTAAATATATAACATATCAAGAAGATACTATTGATCAAACACCATTATTAGTAGATGGATCTTATATTATCCAATATAAATCAGATGAATATTATCCAAGATTTGTATATAGCAAACAGACACAAATATATCAAAATATATATCAAAAAATCAAAGAATTATCTGAAAATTATTTGAATGAAAGTTCCAATATTTATTTTCTAAATAATATAAATTATCCTAGAACAGATGGATATAATTATAGAAATAATAATGAAGGACCAATATCTTTTATAGATCCCAATCAATTACCTTTATTATTAGAACCAATTGAATATTCATATAATTTATTAGATAAAGTATCAAAACATCAAATTTATGTTCCAATAAAAGACAATTCAAATTTTTCATTCATGAGATATTTATCAGAATTAGAAGAACATGTTATTAGTGATCAAAATAATTATTCACAAATATATTGGAATGATATTTTTATAACAAAAGGAATTAATACCACAACAATAAATAATTATATTACTGCATTATCTGGAAAAGATGATGGATTATTAATGTATTATATTTACAAATATTTAGTTGAATTATATACACAATATAATGATTCCTATAATATTAGTATTAATACTGATGATACATATTTTAAAACAATATATCAATTATCCCCAGATATATTAAGTAAATTTGCATTTAATACATTTTCATCAATAATGAATACAACAACATTTTCAAAATTAGATCAATCATATTATTATGTTGAATATAATAAAATAATTCAAAACAATCAAGATATGAATACATTTAAAATATTATATTCATCATATTCATTATTACCTGAATATAATCCTACATTTGATACTAATTTTTTAAATCAAGCATCAAATATGATTAATGAATTTTCATCAATATTTTATTTTATTGCAAAATTATCAATAAAACATTCAATTAATTTAGTATTAAACAATACATTAAATTTAAGTAATTATCCAATTATTAATAAAATTCATGGATCTGGTAATTTAGTAAAAATTATTCTTGTATCTGATCAATATATAATAAATAATACTACAAATTCTACATTTACATCCAGTATTGTATATCCAACAGGATATCATGTCAATGATTATTATAAAGTATTTAATTTATCGATTCATTATGATTATTTAAAATATTTATTTTATGCAGGTTATGGTGGTATTTTAAGAGATACTCAATATCCAAACAAGACTCTTACATCATTTTATCAAAAAATAAACAATTATATTACTACAAATATTAATACTACTGATTTTGCATTTTTTTATGCGAAACAATCTGGATTATTTTTACCAAATATGGAAGGTAATATTATTCAAAGTTATGAAGCATGGATTACACGAAAATCCCAACCTTATTTCTATTATTACAATACATTATCTATTTTCTATGATATGTTTTTTATTTATTCTGGTCGTAATTTTATTTCAGAATATTATACTAAAAATGAAACCAATACAGTATATAATAATCGTCCAGATCAAATCAAAGGTGAAACAGTTTATGCAACAAGAATGGCGTATGGCACTAGAGATGAAAAAGGGAGATTAAATAGTGTTGGAACAAGATATAATTTATTAGATCAAAGATTATATAGTATTATAGATACATATAATGCATTTAATATAGATTTATTTGATATGAATGATGATCCAATTCAAATAATTGAGATATTAACAATTTTAAATAAACGGTTTACAGATTACCAAGAATTTTTAACATTATTAAAATACTCTATTAATATCAATAATCCATACCCTAATAATGATAAATATTTACAAATTATAACTCAATTTAAAACATCCTCTATACCAATGACTGATCTTGTATTACATCAATCTTGGAATACATATATGAATAATTATGCAACAGAACAAAATTATACGTATTCATCAATTATTTCTGGATTAACTACAACAATTAATCAATATACACAATTATCATCTAATATTTTAGATTTATCATCAATTGGATATGAACTACATTCATTTATGAATATGTTTTATCAAAAAAACCAACGTAATTTTTCAGATTCAAATTTAATTAAATATTTATCAAATAGTAATTATCATGAAATGATTAATGATTTTAATAATATTATAACAAGTGTAACATATTTTAATGAAAAGGATAATTTATTAAGTGATTATACTTATAGAACAAATAATTATACATTAATTCAATTAGATTTTATTGAATTAACAATTGATAATATAATGGGAATTTATCAATCAGATGTATCTGTATTCAAAGAACTATTTAAAAATATATTAAATTATCGTCAGAAAACAGTCTCGACCGAGACTATATCAATTGATGAGAAAAAATTACAAAATGATTACAATTCTATAAATGATGTAACTTCTGTTACATTTTATGATAAATTTTTTAGATTTTCAAATAATGTTGATTATCATTTAATACCAATAATATATCATGAATTATATAATATTCAAAATGCAAGTAAAACAGTTGTATTTTATTTAAATTATTTGTATTCATTTTTGAGTAATAAATCAATCAAACCAAATATTGCAGATTATGACAATCCTAATTTAAATGTAAGTTATTATTTTTTAAAATATTTATCATCAGGTGTCGATTATTTTTTATCAAATTTTCATCAATTATTAATTAATTATAATGCATTCTACCCCTATAAATCAGTACCCAGTACTATTACATTATATAACGGTAATATAATTAATCGTCCTAAGATATTTATGTATGTATTTCTTTTATTAAAAATTCAATTTAGAAATTATTATTATTCTTTTGTTGATCCTGCATATACATATATAGATAATCCAGAAACAAATATAAGAGAAATTACTGGTTTAAATACATTTTCAGAATACCCTGATATCGCCAATGAAATTGCATCATTTGATAATATTATTGATATTATAGCGGTTAGAGGAAAAATAGATCACTTACAAAGTATTCAACATCCTTTTTTTGTTAATAAACATATTGATAATTTATTATTTATTAAAGATTTATTACTAGATTTAACTCTTGTATCTGATAATGCACCATTATCAGTAGTGTTATCAAATAATGATAAATATGTTGAATTTTTAAGTGAAAGAACAATTCTTACAAATGCATTTAATGATAATGGATTAATTTTTGGTGGTTACCCTTATACTCTCGGAGTATTATCCGATTATAATTATCAAGGTTCTATTACGATGATTGATCCTAATGGTGTACAAGTTCAGGGATATATTGAAGGTAATGTTGTATTATCAACATTAATAACAAAGATATATTATTATTTATTATCAGAATGTTTTTTATTAAATCAAAATGAATTAATTGGAAGTTCATTTCAATTAACACCAATGTCATTGGGTAATACATTATCAATAATTAATGCAAAAGAATGGAAAAAAGGATTAACTAATTTAATATCTGAATATTTATTTTTACTATTAAAATCAAAAAAAATTATTTATCAAAATTCTATCTATGAAATTACATATAATGATTTATATACTAGATTATATAAATTAAGTGGTGAAGATAGATTAACAGATATATTAGATATGTTTATAAATTCGTTATTAAATATAACAATTAATGTGAATGAAAATCAAGAAACATATTTAGGAGAATATGAACAATTTAAAATTCCTAATGAATATTCATTAATTACTATTAAAAATAATTACAATTATGCAGATTATTATCGTTTAATGTTTGCATTAAGACAAAGTTTAATAGGAAGATATAATAATTTTGAAGAACGTGTACAATTTCATAATGCATATGATTATTGGAAAGAAAATAATGAAATATTAATATCTGATTATACTGAAATAAACTTCGATAATATAAAATATATGGTTAGAAATACAGAAAGTGAAAATATCATCAATGGATTAACATATTATTCAACCAATACAACAAATATACCATCAAATTTATTTACTACAATTATTGACTATATAATAGGTTATATTAAAAGTCAAAATACAATTAATACTAAATATAATTTTAAAGCGATAAATATAGAAAAAACTGAATACAATGTTACATTAACATTATACAATGTATATTTTACTAATATCAATGAACAATATAATATATTAATTAATACTGGTTCTAAAACAATTACTGCGAATGTTGTTCAAGGTTATACAGGTAATCCATTTACAATCAGTTATAATAATCTACCATTTGGTTATGATTATGATTTAACAGAAAATAAATTACGATATGCTCAATTATTATATCAATATGATATAACGAATGTATTAGAGAACATGTTTACTGTATATCAAAATATTCAAGATATTTTAAAATGTCTTAATGTGTTATCAACATATAGTACACCAACTTCATCAAATTATACATTTATTCATTTTCCTACATTTATTGAATCTTTTATTTACTATGATTTTTCATCCCAAACAGATCCAACTGTTATTGTAAATGCAGTTATATTACCAGTTAGTGTTCAGTTAAACACAAGAACATTATTTAATTTAATTTTAATTAATTGGTCTGAATTTTATGGTCAATATTATTATGTATATTCTGGTTATACCCCAACTGAAAGTAATTTCTTAGGATCTGGGACAGTAATATTTAATAACGGTGATTATAATGGTTCATTATATTTAACATTTTCAACATCAGGTAAAAATTATATTTCAATTACGAATGCATTAATTGATAGTACTCATCCTTTTGGATCAAGTTCTGTTGCTGTTAATATACAAACACCTATTACAGTATCAAATATATCAGATGGTAGTTTAGATACTAATTATGCAATTATAACAATTCCAAGAACAATTAAAATAACATTGTTTGGATGGACATTAAATTTAAATATTTCTGAATTATACACCTTTATTGCAGATAATCCAAATGCAACAAATTTAAAAAATTCAAATGGTGATCTTGGGATTGCAGATGGTCCATTTTCAATTGAACAATATTTTGAACCTCAATCAAATGTTCCATCTTATAGAGTTGTTTCTATTTTAACATTTCCTATTGTTGAATCAGTATATATATATGTAAGTGATAAACAAAATGTTACAGATTTAGATACTGCAAAAATTTTTACACTAATACCAAATATAAGTCATTCTCAAACAGTAAATGTAGTCAATGATATAACCACTCTTTCAAAACAATGTGTATTATCTAGTAATGTATCATTATTTGGTGTAAATAAAACATATACATTAACGTTAATCAATTGGACTTCTTTGTATCAAATAAATAAATTATATGTATATTTAGCGGATAATATTAATGGATTGAATCTAGGTAATGATTCTAATATTATTAATCAACCTCAAGCGTATGCAGATATTATTCTATCAAACAATGTATATACACTTTCATTTGACGCGTTATTTAAACAAATTGGCAATACTTATATTTATTTAACATATAATCCAATATCAGATACAGTGCCATACGGGTCTAGACCAGTAAATTTTTTAACAAATATTACAAATCCAATTGTAACAGCAAAAATTACGAATGTAACTGGTGTTTTAACTCAATATATTGCAATTCAAAATCAACAAACAACATTTAAAGTAACATTAGGTAATTGGTTACCTAATTATAGTGTTAATGGAATTAATAAATTATATATATATACTAGAGATCTTACTCTTCCAGATATATATACCAATTATATACCAATTAACAATCTTCCAAATGTAAATTATTCAATTGTATTAGAAAATAATAAATATGTATTATATTTTACAACAACATTTACAAATATTTCTCAACAATATGTGTATTTAACATTTATTCCAATATCATCAACAAATATTTATGGTTCAGGTGTAATTAACGTTCAGATTACAAATCCTCCTGGTGATCTTGTATCATTTAATTATATTGATGTAATTCCTTCATTTTATACAGATTATGTTACAAATACATTAATTACATATACAACTAATTTAATTAAAATTCATGTAAATAACTATTCATCAAATTATAATATTTATAAAGATATTCCAAATTTATTATACATATTTTTATCAACTACAAATAATTCTACTAATATATATACAGATGGTATTCCAATTGTATTTGATCAAAATTCGATATTAAATTATAATTTTTATACTATTTCATTTGCACCAGTTTATATTTTTGTATCAGATTCCGCTGTTTATGGAAATGGATTAATTAATTATGGTGCTGGATTTTTAGTGAATCAAATTGGTAGTGTTAATGCTTTAGTAAATCAATTACCATATATTATTAATAATAAACAAACAAATTATAATATTCAATTAACAAATTGGAATGCTTCATATAATATTAGTTCATTGGTTGTGTATTTATCAAATGATCCGAATACATCTTTGATAACATTAGGTGAATTTAATATATCATTTGCAAATAATATATATTCTCTTATATTTTCAACATCATTTCCATATATAGAAGGAACATATAATTTATGTATCAGAGATAGAAATAGATTATATTTAAAACAATTAATTACACCAACTGTTAATATTTCTAATCAAATATCAATTAAAACATTAACAAGTAATATAAATCCGATACAAACATATTTGAATACTATTTATACAGGAAGTTTAAATAATTGGAAAACATATTTTACACCATCATTAAGGGTATTTATTGATAAAACATTAACATCTAGTAGTCCAGTAAATCAATATATTGTAATTAATAATGATGGAACATTTTCTTTTACAGCACAAACAACAAAATATCCAAATATTTCAATTGCATTTTCAAATTCCAATTCATATGGTAGTGGATATTTAGAAACTGAGTCTTTATTATTTAATACATTTATTGGACCTATTAATGCAAGATTTGACGTTCAAAGTTATGTATTAACTACTAAACCTACAAATTATTCGATTTTATTACCAAATTGGGATATAACATATGGAATAACACAATTATATGTATATATTTATGATGGACAATTATTATGGAATTATGGTCTCCAACCAATTACAAATATATCAGGTCAATATTATATTAGATTTACCGCAACAATTACTGGATTATCAACTGGATCATATAATGTTTATATATCTGATAGAAATTATAATATTACTGGATACAAAATATTACAACAATTAACAAATCAATTATCAGTTATTTCACAAATATCACTAAATCAAATTATCCCATCTCCATCTCCATTTAAAACATATGTATCAACCACATTTACAGGATATATTAATGATTGGTTACCTGCAATTTATCCTTCAACAATGTATGTTCAATATATAACATTATCAAATAATGTAAAACAAAGTGTTACTGTAAATGTTAATTCGAGTGGTGTATTTGTATTTACCGCAACAATAAATACTTTACCTGGTATTACTATTGGTATTTCAGATAATGCAACATATGGAAATGGATATATAGAAACACAACAAATAACATTAAATAATATTATTGGTCCTGTATCAACAAATTTAACAACAACTCGTTATGCACTTTTAAATAAATTAACATCTTACAATTTTATATTAACAAATTGGAATACATCGTATAACATATCAAATTTATACATATATCTTGGTACAAATATTAATACACCTGTATATTCCTATGGTTTATTTTCAATTACATCTGGAGTTAATTTTACAATAAATTTTACAAATACGTTAACATCATTAACACCAAATTTATATAATATATATTTATCAGATCAAGATCCATATGGTATTGTAACACCATTAGTAAATCAATTAATTTCTACATTTAATGTGAATAATCAAATATCAATTTCAACAATAACACCATCACCATCGCCATTTAAAACATATACTTCAACAATATTAAGTGGTACTACTTCAAATTGGTATAGTAATTATCCTTCTAATATTTATTTAAATTCAACAATACGATCAAGTAATGTTGTTACACAGACATATATTCCTATTAATAATGATGGTACATTTTCATACACAATAACTAATAATACATTACCAGGAATTACTTTATCATTATCTGATAATACCACCTATGGTAGTGGATATATTGAATCTCCAGTATTTACATTAACTGAAGTAATAGGACCAGTAAATGCATCATTTAATAATGTAAATTTTATTCAAAGTAAAACTTTATCAACGACATTAACATTAACAAATTGGAATTCATCTTATAATATTAATTCATTATATGTATATGTTGGTTCTAATATAAATACTTCCATTGAATCATATGGATTAAAAACAATATCATTACAAGATTCTATATATTCAATTACATTTTCAATTACATCAAGTCTATCACCTAGTACATATACAGTATATATTAGTGATACTGATCCAACTGTTACAGGACTATCTACAATTCGTCAAGCGGTTACTACACAAATTACAATTTTATCTCAAATTCAAATTTCTTCAATAACAACAAATCCTACACCATTTAAAACATACACCAGTACAACATTTAATGGTACATTAATACATTGGTCTTCTTCATATACAATTCAAATGTATGTTGTATTTTATTCTGTATATGATAATCAATATATTGTTAATTATATTACTATTAATAGTAATGGTACATTTTCATTTTCATTTACAGAAAATTATTTATCTGATTTTATTGTTTATATTAGTGATAATTTAAATCCAGTGTATGGTGATGGATATTATGAATCACAAAAATATACATTAACACCAACCTATGGTTCTGTTAATTCAACATTAACAACATTATATGCAATTAAGAATACAAGTTCACCTATTAATATTAATATATCCAATTGGAATGCATCTTATGGTATATCATCATTATATGTATATATTGGTACAGATAAAAATACTCCAGTATCAGTATTTGGTCAAAAATCAATAACATATGTGAATCCAAATTATGTAATATCATTTAATCAGTCAATTGGAGTCAATGCGGGTGCTTATAACATATACGTCTCAGATACAAATCCATCTATTTCAAATACTTATTTAATTCGTGAACAAATAGCAAATCAATTAATAATAATAAATCAAATTCAAATATCATCAATTACGACTAATCCTACACCATTAAAAACATATACCAGTACAGTATATTCAGGATCATTTACATCCTGGTCGAATGTATTACCATTACAATTATATGTATTTTTAGGAAAAACAATCACTAATTCAACAACATATGATCAAATTGTTTCAATTAACAATAGTGGACAATTTAGTTTTACATCATCAAAAGTAATTGATTATAATAATATTAATGTTGGATTTTCAGATACAACTATATATTCAAATGGATTTTTAAAATCGCCATTTTATAATATTACAAGTAAGATTGGTCCTATTAATGGTACAATTACTCCAACTATATTTACAGTAAGTGTTGAAAATCAATTTACGATAACATTAACAAATTGGAATGATTCATATGGATTTTCACAATTATATATATTTTCATCTACTGATCAATCATTCAGTAATTTAACATTAATTAATGCATCACCTGTGAGTATTACTGTTCTTTCGAATGTTTATACCTTAGTATTTAACAATACTTTTCCAACAATCGGACCTTATTATTTTGTAATTTCTGATGTAAATAATCCTCAAAGTGGAACATATAATATCTATCAAACGGTTAATACAAGATTAATTAATGCAAATTTATCATTTTCAGCGCAAATATTAAAAATTACCCCTGAAGTTTATAATCCATCTAACGTTAGTAATTTAATCATTCAATATGATGCAAGTGAAATCGATGGAACATATCTTGATCAACCAAATAATAATGCAAATGTTACATCAGTAATTAATAAAATTAATAATACGAATTATTCACTTTCTTCGATCAGTACACCAATTTTATATAAAACATCTGGAATATCAAATAAAAGTTCTCTTTATTTTAATAACAATGGTTTAATTGCAAGTATTCCTTCTACAACATTTAATAATGGTATATCCGTATTTATAGTTTTTAAAAATATATCATCTAATAAAACAAATTTAACATTATTTAATAGAACACAATCAGGTTCTAATTTTCCTCAACCCATTAGTGTATATAATCAAAATAGAGATTTTGGTATAAATACAATAACCTCATCATTTAATATTAATACTTCAACAACTTCTAAAATATTTTATTTTAATGGAACATCAACCCTACAATATAATGAATCAGTAAATGGTACAGTGGTAAGTAATACGAGTATAACTAATTATAATGACTCTGGTACACAAATTCATATTGGTATGGTATCAGATAATACATCAAATACCAATGGATTTATTGGTAATATATCTGAAATATTAATATTTAATAAAACATTAACAACAACGGAAAGACAAAATATAGAGGGATATCTTGCATGGAAGTGGGCACTTGTAACTAATTTACCAACATCTCATCCATATTCTAATTTAAATCTATCATTTACAGTACCCGTTAATGGGTATGTCGGTTTAGATATACCATATCAAATTATATTAACTGGATGGACTCCCAATCCTAATATTACTAATTTATATGTTCAATATAATCAAAATATTATAGATCAAACAAATTTAGTTGTAATTGGAAACATACCAATTACCCAAGATGAAAATAATAATTATAAATTAACATTTACTTCACAATTTCCCACTACTGGTACATATTATTTATATATAACAGATCAATATTCATATATTTATAAATCAATCACAACACCGATAGTAATAACAGATGGATCAAGTCAAATTTCATTAACATCAAATGTATCATCGATTAATACAGGTGAAACATTAACATTATTCTTAGTTGGTTGGTCTTCATTATTTCAAATAAATAATGTTAATATTTATTATTCTGGTAACAGTAATGATCCATCACCAACATTTATTTCAAATACATCAATACAATATTCTAATAATGTTTATTCTGTATCATTTATAGTACCAATTACAACAGGTAATATTTATTTCTATGTAATTGGTGTTAATAATGCAATTCAAATATTTAAAAAAAATATAATGATTACTGTTATTTATACAATTACTTCAACTGGAAATATTTCAACATATACCAATAGTATTTTTAATCCCAACGCAATACCTTCATTAACTTTATGGTTAGACGCCAATGAAGTATCAGGTTCTTATTTAAATCAACCAAATAATACAGATCCTGTATTAACATGGTCGGATAAAAGTGGTAATGGATATGATGCAATTGCAATAAATACATTAACTACAGGAACATTTTCAGTAAATGGTTTAAATAATCTGCCTTGTATTGTAAATAATGGTGGTTATGTCTCTTCAATTCCGACAGGTACATTTAATACAGGTATGACAATATTTATTGTTTATACTAGTAACTATCCATATACTGCTGGAGCATTAATAGGAAAAAATAATGGATCAAATGCAGCACCATTTTTTGTTTATAATACTACTAGATGGATTGGAAATGGATCAAATTCAGACACTCTCACTACATCTATTGATCCTGCAAAGAATGGAAATTATATTTTTTATGCAAATATAGATCCAAATTATTATACATATAATGAATCAAATTTATTTAATTTAATTTATAAAAATACATTTAATTACTGGGATGATATCAGTAATAGTGATTTATATATTGGTTACAATCCTGTTTTAAATACTTTTGCAGGAAATATTAGTGAAATATTAGTTTTTAATGAACCAATAACATTAGAACAAAAATATAATATTGAAGGTTATCTAGCATATAAATGGAATTTACAAATATATTTACCATTATCTCATCCTTATTCATCAATTATACCATTAGAATTTACACCATTATTATTTGATACATTACAATTATGGATGGACGCCAGTAATACCAATTCATATACAATAATTAATACCAATCAAATAACACAATGGAATGATTCATCCTATAATAAGTATATCGCTGTTTATAATACTGGTTCTCCTATTACAGTTGATACATTTAATAGTAAAAAAGTATTAGTTTTTAATTCAACCATGACAATTAAATCTTATAGTTCATTTGTTGGTCCTGTTTCAACGAGTGTATTAGCATTTAATAATGATATTACATTAATGTTTTTATTTAAATTACCAAATACCCCCGTAAATAGTGGTTCACCTTTTAGTGTAATTTTAGGTAGTAATAATGATTTATTTACGTCATCTAACGGTAATGTCTATAGTTCATTTGGACAAGCGTATAGTAATATTGGTACACCGGATAGAGGATGGATAATTTATACTGTTGTAGTATCTAGTACAGGGTCATCTCCTACAACAACGACATATTTTAATGGTGTTGAAATAAATCAAAATGCGTATGATTCTACATATTTTAATAATTTTCCAACATGGTATATTGGTAATAACACACCATTGGTGGGAACACTGGCGGAAATGTGTGTCTTTAGTGAAGCGATGAGTGATCAAAAGAGAATTTTAATGGAAGGATATCTTGCAAATAAATGGGGTGTAACAAATTTATTACCAGTAGGACATGCATTTGCAAATAGACTACCCAATGTAACAGATTTTAATGATTTATTAAATGAAGGATTAAAAATGGATTTAGATGCAAACAGTGATAGTAATTTTACTTTTTCCGGAAATAATATTTTAACATGGACTGATTCAACGAATAATAATAATTCATTGACAACAGTAAATGGATTGGGTACTCCAACAATTCAAACAAATCCAGTGAATGGAAAAAGGGGTGTTTATTTTAATAATTCATCTATGATACCTTCTACCAATAATCAATTAGTATTAAATGGTGCTAGTGAATTTAGTATATTTACAGTAGGATATATTACTGGTTCATCATCAAATACCCGTCCTACTATATTAGGATCTTATTATAGTAATAATAATAATTATCATTTAATTAGAACAAGAAAATTTGAATCAATTATTAATCTTAGATCCGCACCAACTTCTGCGTATGAATATTATATTTATGTTAGAAAAAATACAGTCGATCCATTAAATCAATTAGTAATTACAAAACCAAATCCCGCAAATCCTGCATTACCCTATATTGTAATATCTGGACCATTATTAACAGGAAATTTAGAAAATGGATTACAAAATATAAATAGTAATACTAAAATATATGATTTTAATACAAATGTAAATGGTAATGCATTAGTAACAAATACAAATACAATGTTACAAAATGATACATTTTATACAAATTTTTACTTGGGTGGTAATTCATCTGATTCAAATTCATTTATTCAAATTGGTTATATTCATAAAGTATTAATTTATAATAGAGAATTAGATCCTGGAAGCAGAATAAAAGTTGATGGACAACTTGCAATAAATTGGAATGTAAATTCATCAAATCCATATATTAAAATAAATAATATTAAGGTATATAGAGGAATTACGACAAATATAAATATTATATTAGGAAATTGGTCACCCAATATAACAAGTGTTTATGTTGGATATAATTTATCACCATCTAATATAAATGATATTATAAAAATTGGTCCATTTACGGTACAATCATTAAATAACAATTACTATATTTCATGTAATATTATTTTTGATCAAGCGTACACGTATTATTTTCATATCTTAGATAATTTAAATAATCAATATCTTGTATGTTCAAAAACAATTACCGTTTTAGATATATCTGTGACCACTGTATCAAGTGTATCTATTATTGAAGGAAGTACATTTAATGTAGAATTACAAAATTGGAAAGATATTGTAAATAGTATTGGATTATATTCAAAGCAAATATATGATTTTGATTTATATATAGGAACAAGTAATTCAGATCCATCACCTGTATTTGTAACAAATATATCAATTAATTATATAAATAATGTATATGTATTATCAGTTCCAGGATTAACGAATGTAAACACAAAATATTTATATTTCAAAAAAGTTGTTAATAATTATCATATTGATATACCTCCAATTTTAATTAATTTGATTACATTAAGTGCAGAATTAGATCATTATTATGCATTTATAAACATTAGCGAAACATTTAATCTTACAATAACATCAAGTATTAATCCATTCTCATCTACATATTCATCAATTTATATTTATTATAGTTTAATTGTAGCGTCATCTTCAATACAATTATCAGATTTAACATTAATTGGAAATGTAAGTGTCTCTGGTAATAATAGTATATTTTCAATAAATCTTAATTATCCAAATAATACAACAATTGGAATTTATATGTCAACTGGTGTAAATTTTACAGGATATACATTTTATACAACTGGAATAACATTATATGATTATCAAATATTAAATGCAAATTTAGATACATATAATATCAATACCAATGAAAGAAATATTTTATTATCAGGATTACCAACAGAATTATCATCTGTTAATGTTTTATCTGGATCTACACCAGATTATAATAATCAAACATATATTACATCTGCAAATATAACATTATTATCATTATTTAAAAATTTAAATTTATGGTTAGATGCAACAAATTCATCAAATTTTATATTTAATAATAATTCAATATCAGAATGGATAGACAATAGTAAAAATTGTAATGCAATTAGTGTATCATCACCGATATATAACGAATTTGAAAAAGGTGTAATTTTTAATGATAATTCATATTTTAATTTATCAAATGGTACCATACCATATAATCAAGATTATAGTATATTTATTGTAATTACACCTGATGATAATATAGATAAACAATTCATATTAGGTTCAATAGATGATAATGAAACAAATTCACTTTGGGTACATAGATTTAATTTAAAACCAAAAATTAAACAACTTATTTCAATTGAAAATATGAATGAGAAAGGAAGAATAATATATGTAAATAGAGAAATTCAATTAGAAGAGAATAATATTTTAAATGAAAACAGTATGTATAATAATTTACTAGGTGGATTATTAAATGAAAATACATTTAGAGGATTAATTCATGAAATATTAATTTTTAATAAAAAAATTTCAACAGAAGAGAAAAATACAATTGAAGATTATTTAAATAACAAATGGATAATTTTTTAGATTTAATAAAATATAAAATTTTATATTTTATTAAATATAGTAATAATATGGATTTGAATATTAATCAAGATACAAATTCAAATGTTATAATAGATACAAATATCATAATTCCAATTAAACCAACGAGAGATATTGAATATACTCAACCTCATCCATTTATACCAAATTATTTAAATGATGAAAATAGCAATAATATCAATAATACAAATTTAAAATTTAATAATACAAATTTAACATTTAATGTAAATACAACATTATATAATGCATTAAATATAAATCCTATATTTTGGATTGATTCATCTGATTTAACATCATTATTGAGAGATTCTAATAATAATATATATAAAATTTTAGACAAAAGTGATAATGAAAATCATTTAAGTCAACCAACATTAATAAAGCAACCAAAATATCATAATGGTGGTATATTATTTAATGCAAATCAATATTTTGTTGGAAATAATAATTTAAATATTTCAATGACTAATATGTCAATTATAATTGTCTTAAAACAATATAATACAAGTACATTACAAGGAATTATAAGTGGTGTTTCATCTAATACTTCTGATGATAATCAAACGCCAAATGCATGGTCTTTTAATGGAACAGATACAAGTACATATCAGTATGCATTTTGTACGAATAGTCAAACACTTATTAAATCAACAACAATTAGTAATAAATTAGGATATGGAACATATGAAATTATTATTACTAATTCTATAGGTAAGTTATATTATAATGGAACATTAATTAATACTACTACATTTACATCATTAGGTTCATTTACAAATATGATTGTAGGTTCAAGATATTTATCGAATACATATAGTAATTTTTTTAATGGTGAAATATATGAAATTATAGTTTATAATAGTGGTTTAAGTAATTCTGATAGACAATCAGTACAAAGTTATTTAAGTAATAAATGGTCGACTTCACAAATTTCAAGAACAATACCATTATCAAATGTATATACATGGTTAGATGCTTCATCAATAAATAATTTTACCTTAGATGAAAATAATAATGTACTTTCATGGAATGATAAAAATTTTATACGAAATTTTAGTCAATCAAATGCATCTTATTATCCAATATTTGACACTAATAAAGTTATTTTTAATAATTCTTATTTAACATTTCAAGAGAGTACTGGATTAAATTTAAATAATTTTAGTATATTTATTGTATTTGAAGAAATATCTCATTTGGATAATGCTGGAATTATTTCTGCAATTAATTCAGGAAGTCAAACAGATAGTGTAATTTCAAATGGATTTTCTTTATCAACACCTATTACAGGTAATATTAAATTACAAATAAATAGTAATAATATAAATTATACAAGTGGATCATTATTAACTAAAAAATTATATGAATTTACAGTTATTAGTAATGTTGGTTCATTAAGTGTAAATGGAGTATTACAAAGTACATACAATTTTGGTTCCTTGGGTTCTAGTTTAAAATTTGCAATTGGTGGTAGAATAATTAGTGGTGCAATTAACACATCATATTTATTAAATGCTAATATATATGAATTAATTATTTTAAATAATGCAATAACATATGATGTAAAAAGTCAAATTTATTCTTATTTAAATGAAAAATGGAATATTCCTGTAATTAATAGTAAACCGTCAACATCACCAGATGTTTGGTTTGATTCAACACAAAATGTAACTGTAAGTGGTAATAATGTTACTGGATGGACAGATTTATCAAGTAATGGGTATTCTGTATCAATCAATGGAACTGCACCAAAACGTCAAGTAGTAAATTCATTAAATGGTATATATTTTAATAATAGCAATATGAATGTTACATTAAATAATTTGAAACAAACTAATTTAACATTATACTTAATTTTTTCTGTTTCTTCATATAATTCATCAACTAATGCAAGAATAATATCTTTTAAAAATGGTGGTAATGATACATCTAGTGATGTATTTAATATAAATACGAGTATGAATAATGGTGTTATTAGATATCAATCATCAAACACATATTATTTAACGTGTTTATATACCGATACTTTATATATATTTTCAATGAAAATTAAATATAATAATATTTCATTATATCTCAATAATAATTTAATCACTACATTTACAAATCCAGGATATTATAATTATGCAACATTAGATATTGGTTCTTTAAATTCTTCGGTATTAAATCCATTTATTGGATATATGAATGAATTAATAATATATAAATCATGTTTACCAGATAATTCTTATAATGGTGTAATGAAATATTTATCAAAAAAATGGAATATTAATATTCAATCATCATTAATTAATGAATTTATATTTAGATCACCTAAAACAACACAATATGCACAATTAAAATATATGTTTAAAGATACATCATATTTAACTATATCTGACAGTGTTGATAAATCAAGCAAAATTAATTTAAATATACCAATTTCAATTGATAATTCAAAAACGAATGAATTAATTTTATCTGATAATATAATCATACCATCAATAGATAAAAATACTACATACAATGTAAATGCAATGGATACAAACAAAACATTTAATAATTTTTGTGTTGCAGTTGGTGGTACCACAAATGCAATCATATATTCCTCTAATGGAATAAATTGGTCTGCATCAACAGATGGAATATTATCTAATCTTGAATTAAGTGGTGTTGCATGGAACGGATTATATTGGTTGGCGGTAGGAAATGGAACAATATTATCATCTTCTAATGGTATTAATTGGACACTTAATAATAATTCAATATTTGATAGTATGGCGAATTGTGTCGCTTGTAATAATACAATGTGGGTTGTAGGCGGTAGAGGAACAAATAAAATTGCATATTCTTATGACACCGTTACCTGGAATGCATCTTCATCTGGAAATAGTATATTTTCGGAAGTAGTTACAATTTCAACGTATAACAATTTATGGGTATGTGGGGGTTTTAATGGATCATCATCAAATTCATTAGGGTATTCTTATAATGGAATTGATTGGATTGGTCTTGGTTCTTCTATATTTCCTTATGTTTGTTTTAAAATTGCATGTAATGGAGTTATTTGGATTGCAACAGGTAGTTCAGGTGGTGGTTCACCTATTGCATTAATTGCATATTCTTATGATGGTATTAATTGGAATGATACCGGTAGTACTGCATTAGGTAGTGGATACGGAAGAAGTGTTGCATGTAACGGGGTAATGTGGGTTATCTGCGGACAATCTGATACAAAGATTATTTATAGTTATGATGGTTTAATATGGTATCCGTCTGTAAATGGAAATAGTTTAATAGGAGAACCACATGATATTTGTTGGAATGGAAATTTATGGATTGTAACAGGATATTCAGGTGGTGTTAATAATACGATTGGGTATAGTAGTGATGGAATGAATTGGACTATTGCATCTACTGCAAATGGGATATTTGGTACTGGACTTGGAATTGCATCTAAAAATGTTTTACCTATTTACGGTCTTCCTAATATTACTTTACCTAGTACATTAAATGATAATGATTATTACGCCTTTATAAATTCAGGTAAATATAATTTTTATATAAAAGGGCCTAATAATTTATGCAAATTAATTACAAAAAGCGAGTTTTATCCAATTAATGTATCTGGATTAAAAATGTGGTATGATGCATCAGATCCCTATAATACGGGAAATCCTCCCGCCATAGGAACTGTTATATCAACCTGGGTAGATAAATCAAATAATGGATATAACACCCTATCATCAAATAATGATGTTACTTTAGAAAATGATGGAAAGTATTATTTAAATTTTATGACTAGTTCTTATTTTATTACACCTTCAATGAACTGGATTATAAATAGTTATTATACAATATTTTTTGTGGAAACATATACTAAAACTCCATATTCTGGAAGGAATGGTGTACTTATAGGAGGAAGTGGTTTAATAAGATATGATGGTCAAAAAACACAAATGAATTTTGGATTGCAAGGAAATCCATCTCTTAATATATACAATTTACCATTAGAAATTTCAACAAAAATATGGTCTTTTACATTTACATCGTCACCGTCAGCATATCGCCAAAGTGCGTATCTTAACGGAAATTTTCTTACTGCAAATAATGCATCTGGATATGTAGGAGGTGGACCAAATTGTATAGGCAGTCCCGATGGTTCTGGGGGTAATCAAATTTATAATAACTATGTAGGTAAAATGAGAGAAATTCTTGCATATAGATCTGATATGACAACAAGTGATAGACAAAAAGTAGAAGGTTATCTTGCATGGAAGTGGGGATTACAAAGTTCTTTACCTACAAGTCATCCATATTATTTAAATAAACCAACGAATACAAGTAATTTTACACCAACTAGTATTTCTAATTTAGGTGTATGGTATGATGCATCAGATCCATTAAATAATGGAGGAACTTCATTTCCAACACCTGGAAATCCTATATCAGTTTGGAATGATAAATCTGGTAATGGTCGTGATTTAACTCAAACACCTACATCTCTTTTTAATGGTAATGCACATCCAAATGTTAATACAACACCTTTATTTACTACAAATGTATTAAATGGATTACCAGTAATAGATTTTACAAATTCAGTAAACGCTGGTCTATATTCTGCTTCAAATTTTCCAATAACTATAAATTTTACAGTCTTTCTTATAATGACACCAAATACGAATAATAATGTAAGTGACAATGCACAATTTTTTGCACATTGGAGTAATAGTCCTGATAATTGTTTAAATATGAGAAAAGTTGGATCATATATTGAAGTTACAACATTTCCAGAATTTCCATATGCGCAATTAATTCAATACACTCCTAATACACCATCACTTATTACATATACTTATAATAATGGACAGATGTACATGCAACAAATAAATTCATCAGGAGTAACATCTGGTAGTGTGACAAAAAATCAATTTATTGATAATGGACAATTATGTAATATATTTGTGGGTCACGATGGAGGTAACGGTGGTACATTAGCGAAGTATGGAGAGATTTTATACTATCAACAAAGTTTAAATCAATATCAAATACAACAAGTGCAAGGATATCTCGCATGGAAATGGGGTTTACAAACTTATTTACCAACAAGTCATACTTATTATTTAAATCCACCTACAAGTCAATCAGATAATACAATATATTTTACAAGTTTTAGTAATAATTATAATACAACATTAATACCGTATGGAATAAGTTGTGATTTAAATAAATATAATAACGTCGATGATAATAATTTTACTGTTTATTTAAATGGTTGGTCTAATTTATTATCATATATCACCAAATTATATATATTTGATACAAGTAATAATTTAATTGCAACAACAAATTCTATATATCATGGAATTACATATCAAGCAGATTTTTCTATTTCATTACCAGTTGGAACATATACATTTAAAGTATCCGACATGAGTGTCTATCCCGGGAATATTGTATCAGCAATAATTCCAACATCAGTAAATATAGTATTTATTTACGCATCATTAGATCATTATAATGATGGATCTAATACATATACAATAACATTAAATAATTGGTCTGCAAATATATATCCCGATATTAATACCCTTGATGTATGGGTAACAAATAAAAGTGATTATTCCAATTCTTCTTATTTATTAACCACTGGTACAATTACTCGTCCAGCGCCATATACTGCAACATTTACATATCCATTTAGTAATGGATATTTTTATTTAAGCATAAAAATACCAAATACCTTATTAAATTTAGAAATTACATCACCAATTGTAATAACAACTAATCCAGAATTAAATTTTACTTTAAAAAATCCAATCCATACAAATTCAATGCAAAATTTTTGTATATTTGGTGGTATAGACACTAATAATATTTGGTCATATACTGCATATAGTTATAACGGCGTTGATTTTGTTATATTAAATCAACATAATACTCTAGGAGAATGTAGAATATCTGGTTTAGCTTATAACGGATCAATGTGGGTTTTAGGTGTAGGTGTGGGAAGTGTTAAATATAATTCATTATTTTATAGTTATGATGGTGTTACATGGACGCCTTCTTTAAACGGAACTTCTATTATGACAAATGTTAAAAATATATCTACAAATGGATTAATGTGGATTGCATGTGGATATGGTATAAACCAGGTAGCATATTCATTTGATGGAATAACTTGGTATGGATTAGGAAATAATTTTTACACTTATTGGGCGAATTGTTCAAAATGGAATGGAACATCTTGGTTATTAGGAGGTGAAGGTGGAAATAATATATATCAAAGTAATGATGGTATAAATTGGACATCGTCAACTATACCAAGTGTTCCCAATGTAATTATATGGAAAAATTCTAAATGGTATATAGGAGGAGATTATCCATATTCAATTATAACCAGTCCTGATGGAATTAATTGGACTTTATCTTCTTCTGCAAATAATGTATTTACTGGGGATCAAGTAAGAGCGATGGCGGTAAATAGTATTATGATTGTCGCTAGTATAAATTTAACTTTAGGATATGGATATACAAGTATAGTCCCAAATATTGTATCTGGATTAAAAGTATTTCATGATGCGGCAGATCCACTTAATACAGGATCTACCCCTACAACAGGAACTACAGTATCAACATGGTATGATAAATCTGGTAATAATTCTGATACTACTGGAGGCAGTGGTGATATAACATTTCAAAATGATGGAAAACCATATTTACAATTTTCAAATTCATCAGGTTCATATTATAGTGTTCCTGAAATGACTTGGATGTATAATAATTATTTTACAATTTTTACGATAGAAGATCCATCAAATGTGTCAAATCGTAGAATATTAGGATCAGCACAAGATACTGGTAATTATCAATATGGTAATTTTATCTATAAATATAATAATAATATAGAATTTCAAGCGGGACCTACATATTACCGTATAGAAAATCAGGGTGTACAATTTTTAACAAATGTAAAACGTATGATGTGTTATTCTATGAAATCTTCACCATCTGCATATTATCAAGAATTATATTTAAATGGAACCTCAATTAAAACACGGGCTGATTTGAATAATTTTTTACAACAATTAGCAGTTGCAAATATTGGTAGGGTAAATAATAGTACTGACTATTATATGGGTAAAATGAGAGAAATTCTATGTTACCAAGGTAGTATGTCAACAAATGATAGACAAACAGTAGAAGGTTATCTTGCCTGGAAATGGGGATTACAAGCTTCTTTACCAGTAAATCATCCTTATTATTCAATTCAACCAACAATCAATAGCGTTACATGGAATACTGCATCATCTGGAAATGGTTTAATATACCCAACATCAATGATATGGAATGGTAAATATTTTATATGTAGCGGTGGGGGATCTTTTAATTCAATATATTCTTCAAGTGGAACAAATTGGACTCAAACAAATACATCAGGATATCCATTTCCATCTAATTATTTATCAGAAATAAATTCATCGTCATCATTATATACAGATAATGATACATATTATCAATCAATATCAGTAACATTAACAAATTGGATAGATGGTCAAAATTTTTCAGTTATCGGTGGTACTTCTGCAAATAAATATATTTCATACAGTCCTAATGGTATCAATTGGATTGATTCTACATCAGGAAATAATATTTTTTCAGGCGGTACTGTTTATTCTATTGGATTTAATGGATATCAATGGTTAGCGGGAGGAACCTCTTCTAGTAATAGAATTGCCTATTCATCTGATGGAATAATATGGACTGCATCATCAAGTGGTAATAGTATTTTTACTACAAATTGTACGTGTTTTGCTTGGAGTGGGACGCTATGGATTGCCGGAGGATCTGGAACTCATCAATTGGCGAGTAGTCCAGATGGAATTACTTGGACTGGTATTGGTAATTCATTTTTTTCTTCTGGTTGTAATTCTATTCTATATAATGGTTCATTATGGGTTGCAGGTGGTTCTAGTGGATCAGGTGCAATTATAATTTATTCTACTAATGGTACATCATGGAATACTGGATTAGGAAGTGGAAATAGTATTTTAAATGTAAAATGTGCATCAATTGCATGGAATGGAAGTAATTTATTTGTCGCTGGTGGTGAATCTACAAAACAACTTGCATTTTCATCCAATGGTATATCATGGTCGTCTGCAATTACAGGATCTATTTTATTTGGAAATAGATGTAGATGTGTTGCATATGGTAATGGAATATGGGTTGCAGGAGGTGGTACTTCTGCATCACTTGCATACAGTACAGATGGAAAAAATTGGACGGTTTCCACCAGTGGTTCTGCACTTATATCAGATTGTTATTGTGTATCATGGAATAATTCATATTGGTTAGCGACAGGTAATGGTGTTATGGCGTTATCATATAATGGTATGGATTGGACGAATGTAGGATCTACATTATTAACACCATATTCATTAACTTCTAGATATAATAAATCTTTACCTTATACTGGTTTAAATCCATTTACATCAAATATACAAAATTTGTACTTAATTGGATTTTCAAATGATTCATATAGTGATCCTGTTAATTTAGCATCTACACCAACTACTTCAATCCAAAATAATTTTGAAAATTATCAAATATCGTTTAAATATAATTTTGATATTAGTAGAGATTATTATCTAAGTGTATGTGATACCGTAGATGGTAGTGGTGTATTCAATACACCATTAACAAATTATTTACCTAAACTAGTAGTTTCTGGGAGTATAACACCTACATTTGGATTATTTAATACGAATAATGTATTTACAGTAACATTAACAAATCCAGAATATTATAATCTTGGTGTATATAAATCAACATGGTATATTTTTAGAGCTGATAATAATACTGGTTCAAATACAACATTAGTAACTTCATCAACCATTAATATTTCTCAAGAAATTTCATTTACATATAATCCTGGTAGTTCTTCAACTACACAATATTTTTATATATGTAGTACTAATGTTTTTGCATCACCTATCTCTGTATTAATTAATACTGGTGTAACATTTAGACAATTTCTATTGATTCGAACATTAAATACATTAAATATATCATCAGATAATAATAAAACTATAGTTCTTCCAAGTGATTGGTCAAGTTCTCTTAATATTAATAAATTATATATATTTGATACCTATACAAGCGAATTATTAACAGAAACAAATAATATTTATTATGATGAAATAACAGAAAATTACAAAGCTGAATTTACATATCTATTTCCAATATCACAAAATTATATTACGTTAAATAATGAAGAGGATATGTCTGGTATAATTAATCTTGAAATATTAGAACCAATTATTGAAGAACCAAGATTAAATTTACATTTAGATCCAATTAATCCAGAATATACTATTTATTATAATCAATATAAAACAATTTCATGGAATTTAAGTACTACCCTTAATGATTATAATATAAATATTACGGATTATTATACAACTTTATATATTTATAGCGGAGAGACAAATACAAATTTAACAAGTCTTGGTACAATACCTTTACTTAATAATTTTGATAATATAATTACATTTTCTTTTAAAAATATATTTAAACACGATTTATATTTTTACATATCATATACAGAAAATATTGATCTATCTCAGTGTTATATAAGTGAAAAATATACATTTGAAAATTAAATATGTTTTTATTATTAATAAATATAAAAACATATATAAATATTTTAATCTAATATTAATTCAATGAGAAGTAATATTAAATATAATTTGATAAAAGATGATTACTTTATACTAAATAATAATAAATTATATATTGATTATAATGATAATTTATTAATAAATCTATTTGGTTCTAATTGTAAAAATTTAGAATTAGTGTATAATAATAAAATTACTCATGATATGAAAAATATTATATATTCTGATAATGAAAATAAACATATTCTATATGATCAAGATAATACTTTAAATATTAATACAAGTATATTTAACTCTAATTCTAAATTTAGTGGGTTTCCTAGAATAACCCCAACAATAATTTATAATAAAGGTACATGGAAAACAAAAAACGATCAATATATATCTGATGATATCAATGATATTTATATTGATTATCCTATTAATTTATTATCTCCTAATAACATTGTAATAGAGGGTGGAGAATCACAAATTTTAAAATCGCATTCAAAAACAAAAATATTAAATGTATTAAATAATACAGAATATGAATTAGAATTTGATATTAATGTTCCAGTATTTAACGATAAAGAATCTTTTAAAGTATATTTAATTCCATGTTTATCAAAATTAAAAAGAATGTATTGTGTTACAAATAAAATATTTTATGATATAAATAGAATTAATTATAAAATTAAATTTAATACATCTATTTTTTATGATCAAAGATATGATACATTTAAATCAAATTATAAAATAGATGGTGATAAATATTATATTGCATTACAATCTAATGAAACATCGAATATATATTTATCTGATCCTACAAAATATATTTTTATTACAAATAAAACAGAATATAAATTAATTAATTTTTCTATAAATCCAAATCAATTATCATATCAAACTAGTAGAAATAAAGAATTATTAATTGAATTTAATGTATGTGGATTATTATTAAATACATATTTTAATCTTAGAATTTCAGAATTAAATAATAATATTTATTATTCACCTGATATATTATTTGAGGGTGATAAAATATATTATCAAAATATAATTATACCTGATATTAATAATCATGAATATACAGTAGAATTAGTATATAATAATGATAGTATGTGTGATTTAAAATCATATATTAATGTTGATATAGATTATAATAGAAATATTACAATATTAAGTAAAATTGTGGATGATAATTCTCGCAAAATTAAAATGATATTATATTTTGATGAAAAATTTATAAATTCCCTTGTAAACATATCATTAAATAATATATTTATTGAAAATGTAATTATAACTAAAAATAATTATACTAATTATGAATTAAATGTAGATATAGACAATCGATTTATTCCAAATGAATATTATGTTCGAGTTCAAACAAGTGGTGTAAATAAATATTATGCTAAAAGTAGTGACTATATTAGAATTAATAATATAAATCAAGAAAATACAATAATTCCAAATTTTGGATATCCATTAATTTCATATACATCGCATCCTAATTATAAATCAATTAAATCAAATAATAAAATATTTATTGTTCCAGATGGTGTTACAAAAATAAATGTTACAATTATTTATAATAAAATAAGATATAATGGACAAATAAAAATTAAACCAAAATCAGTAATCGAAATTAAATCTAATAATTCAACACAACTTATAATAAATAATAATAAATTTTTTTTATTATGTTTAGATGAAACAAAAAATGTCATCTTAAAAGATAACATTGAAAATTATACTGAAACCAATGAAGAATTATTAAGAAATATAACAGAAATTGACTATATTTGTGAAAATGGATATATAATTCAATTAGATAATAATAAAATCTATGATGAATTTTTATATGTATATACTGCAAATAATTCAAATAGTAAAAATTTAAAATTTTATAAAATGGTTAAAGTTAAAAAAGATGATATTCTGGGTCAATACATTCAAATAAATGAAAAAACATATTTTGATTTTAGAGGAAAAATATATTTTTATATTAGAGATTCATCAAAATTGGATATATATATTGGATATATAAATATTCTTGAATACCCTGTTAATTGTTTAATAAATATAATAAATAATATAAATAATACAATTAAAAAGAATGAAATTGTTAGATGTAAAATAATGATAAATAATAAAACAAACAAATATTTTGATATTTATTTTGTAAATGATTTAATTGGAAATGCTCCATATTATTTAACACTTGCAACAAATAATGATGGTATTATAGATATATCATTTATTTATTCAAGTAATGATACATTAGATACAAAATATATTATGATTTGTAGTAAAAATGACAATAATATAATAAATAAAATAATAAATACACCAATTACAATAGAAAATAATAATACTATAAATATAGATGAATTAATTAAATCAGAAATATCTTCAAATAATGTAGTATCAAAAATAAATTATAGTACAAAACCAGTAACAGATATTACTGGTGTATATACAACATTTGATACACCACCAAATAAAATAACACCAACAAATTTTTTAGAAAGATTTGGGTTATATAAATATAAAAGTATTACAACATTTGGTGATTCATATGCAAATTATGAAGGATATTTAATTTTACAAACTGATCCATTATCAAATTCAATTTCTCAAACAAATCAAACGTTAGATTCATTTATAACGTATTTAATATCTCAATTAGCGAATAAGAAAATCAATGTTATTAATGTTCCATGCATATTTAAATATAATTTTATTACTACTGAATTTATAGCAGAAACACATACCTTTGAATATTATAATAATACAATTTATAATAACACCTTAATTAATATTCAAAATTCATTATGTTTAAGAACAATTCAAAATAATGAATTAATATCAAATATTTCAACAATTCAAACAAATTTTACACTCGCATATAATGATGAAATTAGAAATTATACTGAACAAAATTCAATTAATGAACAAATTAATACAGTAAGTGAATTAACCAGTGTATCACCGCGTTTTTCATGGATTGAAGATTTAGGTCATTATATCGGACAATATTATGATTTAACAATAAATAATGTAAATATCGAAACAATAACATCTGATTGGATGAATATTTGGAATGAAGTTAGTTTACCAATAGGTCATCTAAAAGGATATAATAAAATGATTGGTAATATAGATGAATTAACAAATTTTACATCTTTTGTAAAACCGAAGAGACAAATTAAGATCCCATTGAAATTTTATTTTAATAGATATCAAAATACTGGAATGAGTATTCCAATGATAAGTCTATTACATAGTGATGTTAAATTAACAATACAATTAGATAAATTAGAAAATTTAATAATTAGTGATCCATTAACCAAAATTACATCTTCTGGTAGACCTAAATTAAGATTATATACGACATATGTATATTTAGATAATGAAGAAAGAAAGATATTTGCACAAAATAAACACGAATATTTAATTGAACAACAAAATTATCGTAACTATAGTCATACAGGAAAATTATTCCAAACTAAAATTAATTTAAGTCAACCTGTCAAAGATTTATTTTGGGTTGCACCACCAAAAGTAAATAAAATAAATAAACAATATTTTAATTATACAACGTCTAAATTTTATAGACTACCTAAAAATTATGATCGTTATGATGAAGTAAATCCTGTAACACAATTATCTAGAAAATTATATGCACAATTATATAAAAAATATCCTACCTTACCTTACATTCCATTGTATATCAATGGAAATATTAAAAAAGCACCATTACCTGCTTATTCTGGTATTTTATCATCTGAATTAGTCTTGAATGGTCAAAAACGATTTAAAGAAGAAAGAGATTTAACAACAAAAATTAACTTTATGAGATATAATAATATACCTGTAAGTGGAATTAATGTATATTCGTTTGCAAGATATCCAAATGAATATCAACCATCAGGATCATGTAATTTTTCTCAGTTAGGAGATGCATTTATTTCATTAGAAACAGAATCGGGTGATTATGATGTAAAAATTATTGCAAGAAATTATAATTTATTAAGAATCATGGGTGGGCAAGCTGGTTTAGCTTTTGAGATTAATTAATTTATTTTTTAGATAAAGAAAAAAATAAATTAATAATATGGTGAATGGTCAAATACAGTTAGTTGCAGTTGGAGAAAATGATCTTTATCTCACGTCAAAACCAGAGATAACTTTTTTTCATGCATCATATCAAAGACATTCTAATTTTTCTCGAGAATCAATGCCTCAATTATTTAATTTAAAACCAAATTTTGGTAATAGAGTAACTTCTATTTTATCAAAGAATGGTGATATGATTGGTAATATATATTTATATGTTGAATTACCTGCAATTCCATCTTCTTTTGGTGGTGTTGATGTGTATGTTGCATGGAGTAGAAAAATTGGATTATCTATAATTAATACTATAGAGTTTGAAATTGGAGGAAGAATTATAGACAGACAATATGGTGATTGGATGAATATTTGGTTTGAATTAACGGATATGAGAAAGATAGCAAAAATGATAGGTGATACCCCAGATATGTATGAATTTACATTAGGAAAACCATCAAAAATAATTTATATACCATTATTATTTTCATTTTGTAGAGAATTTTTACCTCTACCAATTATAGCGATGTATCATTCTGATATTAAAGTACATGTTGAATTTAATCAATTAACAGATTGTTTATTATATGGGCCAACAAATAGTATTTTAATAGACAAGAATATAATAAATTATAATTTTGGAGAATATATATATCAACAACAGGGAAATTCAACAATATATATGAAATATATGTCATTTGATCCATTAACAAAAATATTATCATATATTAAAATTAATAATAATACATCTTTTGTTCCATCGGGTGGATTAAATAGTAATTTATATGGTTTAGATACCAATTATCAAGTAACTGTATTAGGAAGTGAAACAACATATATTAGTAAATCAACGACACTAAGTTTTTTAAATAATTTAACATTAAAGAATTCATTATTATATGTTGAATATTATTTTTTGAGTGATGATGAAAAACTAAAATTTTCTCGTGCGACATTAAATATTTTGTTTGAATATTTACAATCTGATACAGAAAAAACATTATATAATAGTGGTAATTTAATTAATCTTGGTTTTATTCATCCTACAAAGGAATTATTTTTTAGAACCCAATCAGAGGTATTACTTTTAGGTGGTTTACGTGATAAATTTAATTATACTGATAGTATTTTATCATCTGGAAAATCATTTATTCAACAAGGTCAATTAATTTTAAATGGTAAAGATAGAATTACTTTAAGACCTTCTAATTATTTTGAATTATTGGAAGTATTACGTGGTCATAAAAGAACACCATCACCTGGTGTAATGGTTTTTTCATTTGCATTCACTCCAGAAGAATATCAACCATCGGGATCATGTAATTTTAGTAGAATTGATAATATTGCGTTACAATTAATTTTAAGTCGAAATGTATCATATGATAATCCTGCGAGATTGCGCGTTTATGGATTATCGTATAATGTTCTAAGAATAGAAAATGGTCGAACCAGAGTAGTTTTTGATAATTAAAATAAATATTTTTATTTTAATTATTTTTCTTTCTTTAATTCATCTAAAACTTTTTGAAATTTATCTGTTGTAAAAAATTCATAATCATTATTAACCATATATTTTTTATTAAAATGTTGTGTACTACCACCATTTTGTTGATATAATATATTTATCTCTTTGTTTATTTTTGAATCAAGATCGTCTTTTAAATCAATATATTGTTCTATTTTTTTAATAACACCAAGTGTTTTTAAATTTACATTTCCATATTCATCTATTAATACGTTATTACTTTTTAATATATTCTTCATGTGTTGAAATGTAATATCTTTTTTAATATTTTCAGGAAATTCATCTGTTATTATTTTATAATTTACTAATAATTTATTTATTTCTAATAAATGTTCTTCTATTTTTTTTACTTGATCAATTTCTTCGCGTAATCCTTTTAATTCATTTAATTCAAGTGTTTTACCATTGTTTTGTAAATATGATTTCATTTTATCTAAAAATTTGACATATTGTTTGGATGTAAAACAATGTTCAAGAAAATTAGTATTATATATATTATTACTTAGTCTATCCGAATCTAAAATCATATCTCTCGTTGGATCACCACCTCTAAATCCTAAAAATTATTTTATTTTATCAAAAATAAACATATCATTTTCTTTTTTAAGATCTTCATATTGTGAATTTGGATCTTTTAATTTTTGTAATTCTTCATATTTTTTTTGATAATATTTAGTTAATTTATCTGTTATATATGATGGTCTAACATTTCCAAGATGCATTGGAGGGGATATCATATTTGCAAATTCATTTTTTTGATAATCATTTTTAAAACGTAATATGGATGCAGTATCATTTATAAATGCTAGAACGGCGATAATTTCTGGATTTTGTTTATCTTCTTCTTTGAATGGTGTTAATACAAAACGTGCAATTCCATATTCATTATCTTCTATTTCTTTAATTGCAACACCTTGATTTATTAATTCAACCGCCCAGATATTCGCTTTGTCTATCATTTTTTCATTATGAACTTTTACTTTTATTGCATCCGTTTTAATTCTTTCTAATTCATCGTCTTTTTTTGTTTTTTCGTTTTTAATATCTTGTACTAAACCACCACCTTTTTGCATATGATATCTATTTATTTTATCTAATCTGTGAATATATTTATTAATATCGTAAATAATCGATGTTATATATGATTCACCTCCTTTTTGTTTATTTTTTAAATTTATTGATAATTGATCTATTTTATATTGTATTTTTTCGTCGATATTATTAATTTTTTTACCACCTGTTTGATTTGAATTATATATTATAATATTATAATCATCTTTAGGAATATCTATATTAGAATCATTTGAATTACTATAATAAGAATATATTAATTTTTGAATTTGTTCTGTTGAAAAATTATTAATATTATTTTTTAATTCTTTCTTAATTAAATCTAAAAAATTAAATTTAAAGTGTTCTGGTATAGAATTTACAAATTCAGGATTTATTACTTCGTCAAGATTGGTGTATTTTTTATCGATGAAAAAAACGTAAATACTTGATGCAATAATTAATAAAAGATCATTATTACTAAGAATTTTTGGAATTATAGTATTATTAATTTTTTGAGAATAATTATTAAAATAATATTCCATAATGTATCTCAATAATGAACTTTTTTTATCAAACAATAAATCATTTATTTTTTTTATACTAATTGTAAATTCTAGATTTGAACCACCTACTAATTTTTTACTATATATGTTATGTGTTAATAATGGAGGAGGTTTGATTATATTTAAAGTATTAAATGAATTTATTTTTGAAATATTATTATGTGGTTGAGGAGAATTTATTATTTTTAATTCACTTATATTTATTTGATTATCATCTTTTTCTATTACTACTAGATCTTCAATAATTTCTTTTTTATTATCTTCAAAAAATTCAGTTAAGTCTAAATCTGATTCATCACTGAATCTATTTTTATGATTTACTTCTGTATTATCAATAATTTGATCTCTTAAATTATTTTTAGATAATATATTTTTTATAGTAATTGGAGAATTATTTTTTTTTATTTCAGTATATTCTTTTAGTAATTTATGATATAATTCAAATTGAATACTCATGTATTAATAATAGAAAATAAATTAAATATTAGAATATATATTTAATTTATTATTTTCTGGGTGTAAGTTGATCGACTACTGTTTTTAATTCACGTTCGATATCTGATAATTTTTTGAATTGATTTGAAAGACGTAATGATTTTTCAGTTACTGCGCGACTTTTTTCGGCGAGTGATGCTAATTCATCAGGTGACGCGGGTAAAGATAAACCTTCACCAAGTGGGTTTTGGGCAAGGTAACCAGTAACTTCTCTTAAATTTGAGAGATCTTTTTGTAATCCATTAAGACCTTCTCTAACTTTGCCTACATAATTGGTGATACTGGTGTCAATTGCATTATTTAATTCTTGACCAGATACTGATTTATATTGTTCTTTGAGTTGCTTGATGTTATTTTCAATAACATTAATTTGCATATCAACTGGATTGCTGGCACCACCTGATAATACCGCGAATGGGTTAGCACCACCATTCATGACTAATTTAGGGTAAAGAGGGGCATGAAGGTTACGGACTGAACCTCCAGCTTGTCTACGAGGATTTGCTGAAATATTGAACCAGGCGCCGATAGGATTTACACGTTGTGATGATATATCCAATGAACGGACTACCGCTTCTTTTAAAACGGGATCCGCTGAAGATAAACGAGTTACTGATAACATATTTGGTTTTTCTATTTTATTTTTTTCAGAGAATACTGTTTGACCGGCATCAGGTTTTTTAGTGGCGAGAGAATCACGGATTTTTTTGACACGGGCATCCCATTTTGCCGCGACGTCAGCGGAGACATTTAAGGATGCAATGTATGCATCTTCTAAACCACCAGGGATAGTTTTATAGAGGTCTGATAACATTGTTTTTAAATCATCTGTAATAGGAATATTAATGTGTGCCGCATACATAGGAGAGACAACTCTTTTTAATACTTCATTTGCAAGGGGAACATTTAATATTTGGACATTATTGTGAACGATATAATCTTTTTTATTTCTAGAATTATTGACTACACCTTGTATTAAATTAGCAAAATCACCATTTTGTAAATTTAATGTTGATAGAATATTATCAAAAACAAGTGTTGTTGGAAGATTATTTTTAAATTCTGGTGTATCAACTACACTATTTAAATCATTTACTAGTTGAACAAGATTAAGATTAGCAGCAGCGGCGGGTACAACACCTGCTCCACCATTCATGTTATTATTAGAATCTGTTACATTTGTAGAGTATGCAGACATTTCTCTTATATATCTTATAATTATAAAAAAAATATTTTAAAATTAATATTAAAATATTTTTTACAAACCTAAACTCTTTCCTAACTTTAAAGTTTTTTTGAACCAATCCGCCTTTAAGTGTTTATCTATCCAAACTGATTCAAATTTATATTTTGCACCAAATAATGCTCCACATATTGTTCCCATTACTGAATTATTTGTAGGACCCAAAGTACCCATTAAAATTATTTTATCCCATGATCTTGTACAAAATAATAATGAATCATATGCAATTAAAATACTATCATCTCCTCTTAAACCATATGCATATATATCATTATTGTCAGATAAAGTAAATAATCTTTGAAAACGAAAAAAAGGTGATATTTGATTTATAAAATAATAATCATTTTTTAGTTCTAAATGAATTTTTAAATAAAGAGATATATATTCATTCCAGATAGTTATGTATTGTTCTTTTTCAATTATAAAATTATCATCATATAAATCTAAATCTTTAATAATATCTTCAAATTCTTTACTTTTTAAATAATCAACGATATTATTCGCCCATTTTCTTACATCAATATTATTAATACCATATGATATAAATAATGCAAATGTTACCGCAGAGAGATAACATTTTACATTGTAATGTGTTAATAATATATTTTTTATCACACTTTCAACACATATTTTTCTTGTCGCTTTATCTTTTTTAGAATATAATAATGCAATGGGTATGATTCTTGGTAGAACATTTGAATCATTTTTAGAAATATCATATATTGGTTTGTAATTTTCATTATCTAATTTTGAAAATGAATTTAAATAATCAAAGGGGATTGAATTTTTAATCAAACTTGTCTTACTTTTTTTATATATTTTACTATATTCTTCTTTACATGTTTCTGTAAAATCATCTTTTTTATTTATAATTCCTTTTAAAGTTCCAAAAATTAACATAGTATTTAATGAATATTTACTATTTGTTAAATCTTGATTGACACCATTTAAATATAAAAAATAATAAAATCTTTTTATCGATTCTGATAAACCATATTCTCTAAATGATTCACCATTCTTATTTTTTGTTATTTGAAGACGATTAATATATGATTTACCATCTTCAAATCTAATTATATCACCTAATATACTTAATAGTAAAGATTCCATATTCTTTTTAACTTAAAATATAGAGAGAATAAATAAATATATAATTATGTCTCTCTCTCTAAATGATTATATTAAATATGATTTATATAATATTTTTTTACTAACAAAAGAAAATTTTAATATGTCATTATTAAGAAAGGCATATCAAAGACAGATATTAATTTATCATCCTGATAAATTTGATATAAATATATCAGAAGATGAAAAAAAAGAAAAATATGATACATTTAATTTAATAAATAATGCATATACAATTTTAACAAATGAAAAATTAAGAAATGAATATAATGAATTAAAATTAAAATTTGATTTTGAAAATACTAATTTCATAGATTTAAAAACACAATTTAAACAACAAAAAAAACCTGTTTTACCTATAGATCCAGTAATTGAAAATAAATTTAAAGAACAAATGAATGAAATGAATAAAAATATAGAAAATAAAATAGAGAAAATAATAGATAGAAATAAAAGTGATGCAGAAATTGATGATGAGATTAAAGAATTTTATAAAAATAATAATCAAAATTTGGATTTATTAAAATCAGAAAAAATTAATCCATCTGATGATTTTACAACAGAATTATCAAATATATCAAATATTAGAAACATGAAATTAGAAAATAATGGATCTGAATTATATGATAGTTTATATAGTAATATTAATAATGATAAATATGCATCACTAGATGAAGCGTATAAATAATTATATAATATAATTAATATTATTTATTTTATCAACTAGTTTATTAATTTCTTCTTCATCTTTTTTATTATCATCTTTTTCTTCTTCATCTTTTTTATTATCTTTTTCTTTATCATCTTCTTCATCTTCTTCTTCATCATCTTCATCTTCTTCATCTTCTTCATCTTCTTCATCTTCTTCATCTTCTTCATCATCATCATCATCATCTTCATCATCTTTATCATCTTCATCATCTTTATCATCTTCATCATCTTTAAACTCATATTTAATAAAATGTGCTAATGCACAATCATACCCATTTTGAATACGTTTAATACGTTCTTCTAAATTTACATTTGGATCAATTATTTCAGTCGGATTATTTGTTCTAATATCAATTGTTTTATTTTTGTATAAAATAGTTTTATTTAAATTTTTATAATGCCATGATAATGTTAATAATTTAGTAATATAATTAAAAAAATCAATATCAAAATTTAAATCTTCAAAATCAGTTATCATATTAATACCTAATATTTCATCACTATCAAATAATTCAATAGGATAATTATCAAATACACCACCATCAACATAATAATTATTTTTATATATAACGGGTTCAAATAAAATAGGTAATGAAGATGTCATTAATATACCAGTAGTAACTAATAAATCAGGATGAGTTTCATAATTAATTATTTCTAAACTATTTTTAGAAATGTTTGATGCAATCATTGTTAATTTTTTATTTGTAATTTTATATAATTCTAAAAATGTAATATCTATTTTTAGACCTTTTTTTCTTAAAAATTGTTCAATTGTTATTTTTTTTATCTCACCATTATCTAATCCTTTATTTTCAAAAAAAGAATCAATGTCAGGAGAAATTAATTTTTCAAAATTAAATTCTAGAAAAAAATTATGTAAATCATCAGTTGAATATCCTAATAAAAATATTAATGCAAGTATTGAACCTGCAGAAATACCAATATATTCATTGATATTTTTTAATAAATGAATATGATGTAAATATTTTATTGCACCAACTAAATAAAAAAATTTAAATCCACCTCCACAAATTAATAATTTGGTAATATTACGTTTTAATGGTTTTATTTTAACGGGATTATCATTTATTATTTTAAGAGAGGAATTTGTTATTATATTTGAAATATTACTTTTTTCTAATATAGAAGATTCAGGATTACTTTTTACAACAGTTTCATATTTTATTTTTTTAATTTCAGAATTCATTTTGTATCTTTAATTATTAAATCAGAAATAACTATTATTAAAATACCGTAAATAATTACTAATAATAAATTTTTTTGACTGGGTGTAATATTTTCAAATGTTTCTAATAAATTAAATGGTTCTTCATCATTTTCATTAGTATATTCTTCTTCTTCTTCATCATTATTTGTTGATCCATTATAATTTTCAATATATTTTTTTCCAGAATTATTTATTTCTCTTAATTCTTTCATCATATTATTTCTACAAATACTACATTTTTTAACATGTTCATTTACTAATGAACATGGTTTTAATTCATTATTTTTGTCTTGTTCAAAATATTCAATATTTTTATTTTTTTCTTTAATTTTTAATTTATTAATTTCCTCTTTTAATTCTAATATTTCATTTGAAGATATAGATAACGTATTATCTTGATTTTTCCAATTCGTATATTTTTCAGATTGTTCAGGTTGTTTATCATTAGAAATAATATTTTTTCCCCAGGCATCATCTAAAGATGAATAATTTAACTTATTATTCATATAAAAGAATATATTACTATTAATAAAGATTTTTTAATCTTAATTAATAATATAAATGGAAAATTCAGAAAATGTTTTTATATATGAATCAAAAATAAATAGTATTTCAAATAAAATAAATAATTTTTTAGATATATTTTCAAATAATAGATATATTTCAACATTTATATTACTATTTTTTATATCATATGGTAGTTTTATTGGAACAGGTGGTAAACCACCTAAATTTATATTAGATTTATTTAAAAATCCTGTAGCGCGTATTTTATTATTAAGTATTGTTGCTTTTCAAATAAATCATGATATTCAAATATCTTTATTAATGGCGATTGCATTTTTTTTAACACAACAATATATTTTTAAACAAGAATCATTTGAACAATTAAAAAATTTAGAAGAATATCAAAATATGTATTATTTAAGTAAATCGGAAAATCAAACAATTAAAAAAAATTAAAATAAATATTTAAGATAATTATTTATTTTAATATAAAACTTTATACGTTTTAAATATTAATTTACTTTCTATTTCTCTACTATGAGCAATATTAAACCCAGTGTCCAAGTTAATACATCGACTGATTTACATTTAGATCTATTAGCAGATCCAACGAAAATAAAACCTCAAAAAAAGACAATAAATTTAACAAATATATCCGAATCAGATGATGATGCGGATTCTCATGTGATTCAAACATTAAATAATAAATCACCTATTAGTAGAAAATTATCTAAAAGTGATAAATCTAGAAATTCGAATAGTAGTTCAGTAACATCATCTTCTTCGATTAGATCTAGTGTATCATCGCCTTCTGTAAAAAGTAAACCAATATTATTAAATCAGATCCCTGTAAAACCAGTCGCACCTGTACAACCTGTTCAACCTACACAACCTACAAATCTATTCGCATCATTTTTTGGTGGTGGTGTAGCAGCACCCGCCCCTGCAGTAGCGCCAGCGCAACCAGTGAATAATTCATCAAATTATTCATTTCCAAATAATCCAGTAAAAGATAATTATGATTCATTAACTGAAGATCAAAAAAGATTAAAAAGATTACAAAAATTTGCAGAATTAAAATATATTAAGGATACTTATAAAATTATATTAACAAAAGAATTTTCTTATAATTCAGATTATCATGAAATGTGTGCTGAGATAGAATTTCATAGATCAAATATTAGTAAAAAGAATAGTGTAGAATTTTTTAAATCAATGGTTTTTGGTTCAGTTGGTATGGTTGATAAATTAAATAAAATGTTTGATCCATTTGGATTAAAAGATACTTTAGATGGATTCCCTGAACATTTACAAGTAACAACAAAAGACAGTGAAATATATGAAGAATTAGCGGATAAATATAAATCAAAATTCAAAGAATATTCGGTAGAAATGAGATTTATGTTATTAATAGTAGGAAGTGCTGCAGGATTTATTGCAACAAAAAAAGCAGCAGAGTCAATACCATTTTTTAATAATCTAGATGAAGCGACAAAAAAAGAAATGATGAAAAATTTATCAGTAAATATACAAAATAATATTGTCCCTCAATCAGCAGAACAAAAAGCAAAAGAAGAACAAAACAAAATATTACATTTCATGATGCAACAAAAGAAACAAGAAGATGAAAAAAATACTAGAATGCAAAATGTAATAAATCAAAATAGTTCTCAACAAAAAATAATTGAACAACTTGCACAAAGTAAAAAAGCAGAATTAAATACTAATAATTTTTTAATTACATCAGAAATTGATAGTGAAGTATCATCTGTTCAAACAAATACAAATAACAGCTAAAATATAGTTAAAGATAAATTACTATAAAGTAGTATATGAACATTGATTATCCAGATAATCAAGAAAATATCAAAAATGATACAGAAGTTGCAGTAAAAATATTAAAAAAGAGAGGAAGAAAACCTACTAGTAAAATTTTGGATATACAAAATTTAGAATCTAAAAATATAACTTCTTCATTAGATCCTGAAAAAGAATGTTTAATAATTCATTTACCAATCACAACAAAAGATATTTTAAAATTAAATAAAAAATCGGAGGGGTTAGATACAATAACGGAAAAAAATACGAATGATTCTATATTTATAGAATTAACTGAATCAGAAACACATCATAATAAAGAATTAACATTAACCAGTGAATTACAAATAACAGAAACATCAGAAAATAAGAAAAAATGTTATAATTGTCAATATTTATCAGAAAGATGTAATGCATTACATCAAAAATTACAAGAAGTATCAAATATAAAAAATATTCAAGAATCTTTGATGAGTAAAATTCATGATTGTAAGATAGATATTGTCAATAGTGATATTTGTAAATGGAAAGAAAAAACAGATTTATGGTGTTGGTGGTGTTCACATCCATTTACAAATACACCTTTTGGATTACCAATAAAATTTGAGAATAATAAATATAGTATTCAAGGGTGTTTTTGTTCATTAAATTGTGCGAAGGCGTATAATATTAAAGAAAATAATTATAGAACGACGGAAATAAATTCATTAATTGAAGACTTTCGGAGAGAGTTATTTGGTATAAATTCATATCCTGTTATCATTGCACCACCTAGACAATCATTAAAAGTTTATGGAGGATTTTTAACAATAGATGAATTTAGAAAAGAGTTTTATATATTAAATAAAAATATAATTCATCTTTCACCTAATATTGCATCGGTTAAAAATTTCTTTGAAGAAGAATATCATGATAAAATAATTAGATCATCATCAAATGGAGATAGACCAAGATTAAAAAGAAATACTGCACCACCTCAAATTTCTTATAATTTAGATAAGATAATGAATAATATCGAAGAATAAAAATTTTATATATATGTAAATATATATAAAATCAACACATTTATTACCGTCAAATACTAAAAATATTATAAAAATTTTAATTAAATAAAATTTTTATAAAAATAAATTTATTCATCATCTGAATCAAGATTATCTTTTGATAATTTATTATTGTTAACTTTAGGTGATAAAATTAAATATACATAACCAAGATCAGCAACTAAATATTTAATAAATAATGGGTAATCATTTTTTAAGAATAATTCTACAGAAGAACAGAGACCAACACATTTTGTAAATGTTGTAAGATTTTTTAATTCATATAATCCTTGAATAATTTCATGATTTTCCGCCTTCTTACTGATTTTGATACTCTCGTCATCTTTTTTGTTTTCTTTTTGTTTTAATGTCGAAGATTGACTTGCAAAATCGCCTTTACCTGTAAAGGTTAAAATATCACTCATACTTGTGATCTCAATTGAATCAGAAATATT